CTTAGGATTAGTACAAGGCTACTTATACAATCGGTATAACCCCTGCTGTACTCAACAACCAAAAATGGCTACTCACAATATGTGACCCCATAGGAGGAAAAATGGCTCAAGCAAAAGCTAAAGAAGCAAAAATACAAGAAAAACAAGATGTGGTTGATGAAGAGGCCCCAACAATGTATCAAAACCCTTATCACAAGGATTTAGATAAAGAAGTTGAAGACCCTAGACAAACTGTAGAGGACACCCCAGAGGCCACTCCTCAAGAAACAGGTTTTATTGGTAACAATGAAACTCAGCCAAACCATGACTATAAGAAAAGATATGACGACCTTAAATCGCACTACGACAGAAAGCAAAATGAAAATAAGCAGAAGTTGGAAGAGCTAGAGGCTAAAATGAGACTTGCTGAAAAAAATAAAGCAATGGCGAGTTATACTCCGCCTAAGTCTGATGAAGACCTCGAAAAATTTAAAAAGAAATATCCAGATGTATATGATGTGGTAGAAACAATATCTCAAAAACAAGCATCAAGACAAGTAGAATCTTTACAAGATGAAGTTAAAACACTTCGTAAGCGTGAAGAAGATTTAGTTGTACAAGGTGCTTATAGAGAATTGTTAAATGCTCATCCAGACTTTATTGAATTAAAAGATTCACCAGAATTTATGGAGTGGTTGAATACTCAACCTTCATCTATATCTGATGGTGTAACTAAAAACAGTAAAGATTCTAAATGGGCAATTCGTGTTGTTGACTTGTACAAAGCGGACAATGGATTAAGTAAGAGCAAACCAAATTCGACTACTAGTGCGGCTCAGAGCGTGACAAGGACAAAGGCCAAGTCTGTAAATGTTTCTGGCAACTCTGATAAGAAAATTTGGAAGGCATCTGAGATTCAAAGAATGAATCCAAATGTCTATGAAAAGTTCGAGAAGGAGATTGATACTGCCTTTAAAGAAGGGCGTGTTGATACTCGAGCTTAAACTTAACCTTATAGGAGAATAATTATGGCGATTACAGCATCTGCCGGTTATGACAATTTACCTTCGGGCAATTGGCTACCGAGCATTTATTCGCAAAAAGTTCTCAAGTATTTCCGTAGAAGCTCTGTTGTTGAGGGTATCACTAACACTGATTATGCGGGAGAAATTGAGAATTATGGCGATACCGTTAGAATTATAAAAGAACCAACAATTTCAGTTAGTTCTTATACGAAAGGTTCTCAAACTAATCTACAAAATCTTGCAGATGACCAAACTACTCTTGTAGTTAACACTGCAAATTATTTTGCTTTCAAAGTAGATGATATCGAAGAAAGACAATCTCATGTAAACTGGGAATCTTTAGCTACTTCTTCTGGAGCTTACGCTCTAAAAAGAAAGTATGATAAAGATGTTTTAGAAGCTATCTCTACTACTTCTGGAATCAATGCGGGTTCAGCAGTAACTGCTAACACAGGTGACTTAGCTCACAGTGTTATCGCAGAATCTGCTAGACTTCTTGATGACAACGAAGTGCCGGAAGAAAATAGATGGTTCGTAGCACCTCCGATTTTTTACGAACAATTAGGAGCGGCAGGCTCAAAAGTTATGGACATGTCTGTAATGGGTAGCAGTGGCGAATCTCCACTTCGTAATGGATTGGTATCAAATATTACACTTTGTGGTATGAAGTTGTATAAATCAACAGCGTTAAATAGGTCTGGAACAGATATTATTACAGTATCTGGTACTTCTAATGCTTACTTCTGCATGGGCGGGCATATGTCTGCGGCGGCGACAGCTTCGCATATTGCGAAAACTGAAGTAGTTAGAGACCCAGATTCGTTTTCTGACGTTGTAAGAGGATTGCATGTATATGGTAGTAAAGTTCTTAGAGCAGAAGCTATCACTAGAACAGCAGTTGTCTTAACATAATAGGAGGATTAAATGGCAACACACAGTAAAGTAACTGGTGGAACGGCAGGACACCCTTCTACTAGAAGACGACCATACTACGTTGAAAATACAATTGATAACTCGTTGTTTGACCCGGCGGCGGCAGATATTATACAATGTCTAAACGTACCGGCAGAAACATTAGTTATGGCGGCAGGATTAGAAGTTTTAACAGCTTCTTCGACTTCCGTAACTTTTGACTTAGGTATTACAGGTTCAACAGCGGGTCACCATGACCCAGATGCTTGGGCTGATGCTTTTGATGCAACTGGTACAGGTCATGCACCAATGGATGCTACAGATGCGGCTACAATGCTTATCTGTAAAGTGGCTGATACAATTGATATTTTAACTGCGGGTGCACAAGACACAGCAGGTAAAGTTCGAGTATGGGCAGTACTTTGTGATATTAG